AAATATGGCTGCCATTTGTTATCACGTATTGGCGCTTATTGTTCGTTGATGCTGATTTTCTCGTCGCTTTTTTTTGAGTAAGTTATATTAATTATAACAAATAATTTTCTGTGTTATTTTTTCAGGCTATCCCGTCAGAGGGGAAGCCTGTACTGCCGGGGAGCGAATGGAAAACTGATGTGTCCGGTAACTGCGTGTTCTGTGAACACCATGTTACTTAATTATGTAATTCATACCCGAACTCTCTGTTGACAGCCTTCTTCTGCAGGCTTCAATAACCCACGCTGAAAAGTTACTGGACCCTTTATGCTCAAGGGCGATGTTGATCTGTTCAATCATGTGATTGGGGAAACGGATATTGCGGGTTGTGGTTCTGCGGGTCCGGTTTTTCGATGACATATTTATTTCCTTTACTGATTGCCATATGACGGGGATTTTACATGGCTGAGCTTCGTACACTCCAGAGCAGAATCAAAACTCTGAACACCCGACGGGTGAATATTCTGAAGGGGGAACAGCGTCGTGTCAGTGGCAGTGCACGTGTTTCCCTCAAGCGTCATATCTGGCTCAGGGATGCCGGGCAGTGCTGTCTCTGTGGTCGTGTGGTTGACCTCTGTGACAGTGAACTCGATCACCGCATTGCACTTCAGTTCGGTGGTGGTAATGAGGAGACGAATCTCTGGACGCTCTGTACCGAATGCCATCGCCAGAAGTCAGTCAGTGAAACGGCGAGTGGTATGCCGGACCCGACGCTGCCGGAGGTGTCCGGAGGTCATGGCAGGGCAGACGATATCATCGGACTGTGATCCGCCCCGGGGGGGGATCATCCGGCGAAAAAAACGATCGCCCCGGACACCGCCCCCCCTCTCATGCAGAGAAAAAATTCCTGTTTCAGGCCAGTTAACATGTTAACTGGCTGCCCGGGCATTTTTGCGGTTTTTATCTTTATTATTCAGTTTGTTGTGCGAAAAAAATGTTAACTGGCTTTTTCAGCAAATGTTAACCAGGCAGCAGTTAACATTTGCGGCATGAGACGCCGGGAAAAATGGGCTGAACCATACCCGGCTGAGTGCGTTATGGACCCGGGAGGAGGCTGTGCTGACAACGCAAAAACGAAAATTTGCGCTGGCGCTCATGTCCGGGAAAAACAAAACAGCGTCAGCCATTGCCGCCGGTTATTCGGCGAAGACCGCCAGGGTTAAAGGCTCGCAGCTGGCAAAAGATCCGGAGGTGCTCGCGTTTATAGCCCGTAAACAGTGCGAAACGGTGGAGGTGGATGAGGTTCCTGTTTACCGGCAGAAAAAATCAGAGCAGGAGGATAAACCCCGTCGTCGTGAGGTGGCTGCAATAACACAGCCGGACGAAAACAATCCGGAGATGCCTCCGCCCGCGGTGATATCTCATGGTATTGAATATATGGAGGATGGTCTTCCCGATCCGGTGAAAGCTATGGGGCAGATCCTGGTGGAAAACCTGATAATTGACCCGAAACTGGCACTGGATGCGGCCTGGCGACTGGCGCAGTTCACACACCATAAAAAAGGCGATGCCGGTAAAAAATCGGCAAAAGGTGATGCCGTGAAAAAAGCGGCTAACCGTTTTGCGGTGCCACCACCTCCCCGGCTGGTGGTGAATAACCAGAATGAGGAAAGCGGATGATACCTGTATGGAGCACGGCATGTCCGGACTGGGCAGAGCGCCTGAAAAAGGGGCTGTCGATTATTCCGGCTCCGATTTATCCGGACCAGGCTGCACATGCACTGGCGATTTTTAAACAACTGCGAATTGTGGATGCACCGGGTAGCCCGACATTCGGGGAGTCCTGTGCACCGTGGGTGTTTGACCTGGTGGCGGCCCTGTTTGGCTCCTACGATGCGCAGACCGGTGTTCGCCATATCAAGGAAGTGTTTATCCTTATCCCCAAGAAAAACAGTAAGTCCACGCTGGCCGCGGGGATCATGATGACGGCGCTGTTACTGAACTGGCGGCAGGCGGCGGGCTACACCATTCTGGCCCCGACCGTGGAGGTGGCGGCTAACGCCTTCAACCCTGCCAGGGATATGGTACGACGGGACGATGATCTGGATGACCTCTGTCAGGTGCAGACACATATCCGGACCATCACCCATCGGGTGACGGACACCACCCTGAAGGTGGTGGCAGCCGATCCGAATACGGTGTCCGGTATCAAGTCCGTGGGGACACTGATTGATGAACTGTGGCTGTTTGGCAAGCAGTACAAAGCGGAAGACATGCTACGTGAAGCCATCGGCGGGCTTGCCTCCCGTCCGGAAGGATTTGTGGTGTACACAACCACCCAGTCGAATGAACCGCCTGCCGGGGTGTTCAGACAGAAACTGCAGTACGCCCGGGATGTCCGTGACGGCAAAATTCATGATCCGCACTTTCTGCCGGTGATATTTGAACACCCTCCTGAAATGGTGGAAAGCGGGGCTCACCTGCTGATGGAAAACCTCGCCATGGTTAACCCGAATCTCGGTTATTCGGTGGATGAGGCCTTTCTGTACCGGGAGTACCGTAAAGCCCGGGAAGCCGGTGAAGAGACATTCCGGGGGTTCATGTCAAAACACGCCAATGTGGAAATTGGTCTTGCCCTGCGCTCTGACCGCTGGGCGGGGGCTGATTTCTGGGAAGAGCAGGGCCGTTGTATCAGCCTGGACGATATCCTGCGTCGTGCTGATGTGGTGACGGTGGGGATTGACGGCGGAGGGCTGGATGATCTGCTGGGGATGTATGTGATTGGGCGTGACCGGGAGACCCGCGAATGGCTGGGCTGGGGCCATGCCTGGGCGCATGAAACCGCGGTGGTCAGACGGAAGAGTGAGGCATCCCGGTTTCAGGATTTTGTGGCCTGTGGAGACATGACGATTGTCCGTCGGGTCGGGGATGACACGGCGGAAGTGGCGGAGTATGTGCGTCGTATTCATGAGGCTGAGTTACTGGATCATATCGGTATTGACCCGTCAGGTGTGGGGCAGATTCTGGATTCACTGGCGGAAGCCGGGATCCCCGATGAGAGTGTGGTGGGGATAAGCCAGGGCTGGAAGCTGGGCGGGGCCATCAAAACCACCGAGCGCAAACTGGCTGAGGGAGTGCTGGTGCATGGTGGTCAGCCACTGATGGCCTGGTGCGTTGGCAATGCCCGGGTGGAGCCTAAAGGTAACGCCATTCTTATCACCAAACAGGCCAGCGGACGGGGAAAAATTGACCCACTGATGGCGCTCTTCAATGCGGTGTCCCTGATGTCCCTGAATCCGGAACCGAAAAAGAAAGCGTATGAGGTTTTTTTCATATAACCCTGCTCACCCTGTAACCATCATGAACCGCTGCGGCGGTTTTTTTATTTTCAGGAGGCTGATGTGACTCTTAAACGGGCCTGTTCCCTACTGACGGTGAAATCCTTCAGTGAGGATGAACGGGTGATCACCGGGATTGCGTCAACGCCTTCTCCGGATCGGGATGGTGACATCCTGGAGCCGGAGGGGGCGGAGTTTGGCAGTACGATCCCGTTTCTCTGGCAGCATGACCATTCCCGCCCTGTAGGCCAGTGTACGGTGCGTCGGGTCAGGGAAGGGCTGGAAATCACGGCAATGCTGGTGAAGCCGGAGCCGGGGATGCCCTCCCAGATGGCAGCCCGGCTGGATGAGGTCTGGGCGGCCATTAAGACCGGGCTGGTCAGGGGGCTGTCCGTGGGCTTCCGTCCCCATGAATACACCTTTCTGGACGGAGGCGGACTGCATTTTCTGCGCTGGGAACTGATGGAGGTGTCTGCCGTCACCGTGCCCGCGAATGCGGAATGCACCATCCGGACCATTAAATCTTACGACCGCCCGTTTTCTGCCGCGTCCGGCAACCGGAAACCGGTGGTGAAAATCGCATCTTCTGCCGGCGCTGCGGCACAGTCAACAACCGTTTTTCATAAGGAAAAGACCATAATGAATATTGGCGAACAGATTAAAAGTTTTGAAAACAAGCGTGCAGCGCTGGCAGCCTCCCTTGAGGAGGTCATGACCAAAGCCGCAGAGGAAGGGCGCACGCTGGATGTGGAGGAGGAAGAGCATTACGACAACACCGCAGCGGAAATCCGTCAGGTGGATGCGCACCTGAAGCGCCTGCGTGAACTGGAAGCCGGTAAGGCCGCCACGGCGCAGCCGGTGAAACAGGCCGGTAACGGGAATGTGGCCGCGGTGGCTTCAGCGCCGGTGATCCGTGTGGAGCAGAAACTGGAGAAGGGGATTGGCTTCGCCCGCTTTGCCAAATCGCTGGCTGCGGCTAAAGGCGTCCGATCTGAAGCCCTGGAAGTGGCCCGTCGTCAGTATCCGGATGACAGTCGTCTGCATCATGTCCTGAAATCGGCAGTGGGCGCGGGGACCACCACGGATCCGCAGTGGGCAGGCAGCCTGTCTGAATATCAGGAATACGCACAGGACTTTATTGATTACCTGCGTCCGCAGACCATTATCGGGCGATTTGGTCAGGGCGGGATCCCTGCACTTCGTCAGGTGCCGTTCAATATCCGTGTGCACGCCCAGGTGTCCGGCGGTGCTGCCGGCTGGGTGGGTGAGGGTAAGGCAAAACCCCTGACGAAGTTTGATTTTGAATCCATCACCTTCAGTCATGCGAAAGTGTCGGCCATTGCGGTACTGACGGAAGAATTGATCCGTTTTTCCAGTCCGGCTGCTGATGCACTGGTCCGTAATGCGCTGGCGGAAGCGGTAGTGGCGCGTCTGGATACAGACTTTGTGGACCCGAAAAAAGCGGCGGTGGCGGATGTCTCCCCGGCGTCCATCACCCATGATGTGAAGGGCATGGCATCAACCGGTAACCCGGATGCGGATGCCGAGGCCGCGTTTGGCCAGTTTGTGACGGCAAATCTGCAGCCCACTGGTGCTGTCTGGCTGATGTCCAGCACGAATGCCCTGGCGCTGTCCATGCGTAAAAATGCGCTGGGTCAGAAGGAATACCCGGACATGACCCTGCTTGGCGGCACCTTCCAGGGCCTGCCGGTGATTGTCTCCCAGTACGTGGGTGACCAGCTGGTGCTGGTGAATGCGCCGGATATTTATCTGGCTGATGACGGCGGTGTGGCGGTGGATATGTCCCGTGAAGCGTCACTGGAGATGCAGTCTGAGCCGGGCGGCGACAGCACCACACCGTCCCCGGTGGAGCTGGTTTCCATGTTCCAGACAGGCAGCGTGGCCATCCGTGCGGAGCGCTGGATCAACTGGCGTCGTCGCCGTACTGCGGCGGTGGCGGTGATCACCGGAGTGAACTACGGCAGTGCGTCCGGCGGCTGAGTCTGATGAGGAGGACGGGAGGCGTGCGCCTCCCGTAACAGGTTATGGCAAAGATCCGATATCTGCAGGGCACGCATGATGCCCGGGCCGGGGATATCCGTGATGTGGCACAGCCGTGTGCGGAGGTGCTGGTTCGCCTGGGGAAGGCGGAGTACATCACAGTGCGACGTCCGGCAGGTCAGAAAAAGAAACGTGATGCGGAGCATGGCGAATGTGGAACCTTTTGCGGCGAACCCGAAAAAACCAGAAATCAGGACGTGATGTAAAAGAGGTGGGCTGGACCAGCCTGTTTCAGGCGGTGGCTGAGCCTTTTGCCGGTGCCTGGCAGCAGGGCGTGAAAGCCGATCCGGAAAGTGTCCTCTCCTTTCATGCGGTGTTTTCTTGCATTTCGCTGATATCCCAGGATATCGCCAAAATGCGACTGCGCCTGATGCAGACCGATACACAGGGGATCCGCCGTGAAAAACGGCAGGGGGATATTGCCCGTCTCTGTCGTCGTCCCAATGCACAGCAGAATCGTATCCAGTTTTTTGAACTGTGGCTGAACGCCAAACTGCGTCACGGCAATACGGTGGTGCTGAAAATCCGTAACTCCCGGGGGCAGATCAAAGAACTGCGTATTCTGGACTGGAGCCGGGTTGAACCTCTGGTGGCGGATGACGGCGAGGTGTTCTATCGCATTACACCGGACCGGAACTGCGGGATCACGGAGGCGGTGACGGTGCCTGCCCGGGAAGTGATCCACGACCGGTTTAACTGTTTTTTTCATCCGCTTGTGGGGCTGCCGCCGGTGTATGCCGCCGGGCTGGCGGCCACGCAGGGGCATCATATTCAGGCAAATTCAACGTCTTTTTTCAGAAATGGCGGCAGGCCGTCCGGGGTGATTGAGATCCCCGGCAGTATAACGGAAGAAAATGCGAAAAAACTGAAGAGCAACTGGGACAGCGGGTATACCGGCGAAAATGCGGGGAAAACGGCGATCCTGAGCAACGGGGCGAAATATAACCCCACGACGTTTTCACCGGTGGATGCGCAGACGGTGGAACAACTGAAGATGACGGCTGAAATTGTCTGTTCGGTGTTCCGTGTCCCGGCCTACAAGATTGGCGTTGGCCAGCCGCCTTCCAGTGACAACGTGGAGGCGCTGGAGCAGCAGTATTATTCCCAGTGTCTGCAGACGCTGATTGAGTCCATTGAGCTGTTACTGGATGAGGCGCTGGAAACGGGGGAAAACGAGAGCACGGAGTTTGACGTCACCACGCTGCTGAGAATGGACAGCGAACGGCGCATGAAAACACTGGGTGAATCGGTGAAAAATACGCTTCTCACGCCCAATGAGGCCCGTAAACGTGAGAACCTGCCGCCCCTGGCCGGCGGTGATGCACTGTATCTTCAGCAGCAGAACTACAGTCTGGAGGCGCTGTCCCGTCGTGATGCCCGTGAAGATCCGTTTGCGTCGTCCGGGAAAAGAGTTTCAGCCCAACTGCCTGACGGCGCATCTGACGGTAATAAGGCAATCAGTGAAACAGAGCATGGTGCGTTGAAAGCGATGTTGAGGGGGATACTGAGAAAATGACGGAACGGGAACTGTCCATTATTCGTGCACTGGGCGAAGAATTCGCCACGGTGCTGGCGGATTTACAGCACACATTTGAGGAGAAGATGGCCGCGCAGGCACAAGCGTTTGAAGAGAAACTGGCTTCCCTGTCGGCGGTATTACAGAAGCATGTGACGGTGGATGAGGTACATCCGGTTCTGCAGGCGATGGTGGATGACGCTGTGGGGACCATTCCGGTACCGCGTGATGGTCGTGATTATGATCCGGATGTACTGCAGCAGGCGGTGAATGATGCGGTTGCGAATATTCCGGTACCGGCGGACGGCAAAAGTATCACCCCCGATGATGTGCGTCCGATGCTTGAGCAGATGGTGAAAGAGGCTGTAAGCCATATCCCTGCTCCGCGTGACGGTCGTGATTATGATCCGGATGTACTGCAGCAGGCGGTGAATGATGCGGTTGCGAATATTCCGGTACCGGCGGACGGCAAAAGTATCACCCCCGATGATGTGCGTCCGATGCTTGAGCAGATGGTGAAAGAGGCCGTAAGCCATATCCCTGCTCCGCGTGATGGTCGTGATTACGATCCGGAAGTACTGAAGCAGGCGGTTCTGGAGGCGGTGAATGCCCTTCCGGCTCCGCAGGACGGGCGTGATGCCACGGCACTGGAAGTGCTCCCCGCCATTGACGATCAAAAATCCTTTCCCCGGGGCACGTATGCCACACACCTTGGAGGACTCTGGCGGGCGTATGAAAAAACGCACGGGATGCGGGGATGGGAATGCCTGGTTGACGGGGTGGCGGATATTGACGTCAGTATGACGGGTGAGCGGTTGTTCTCTGTGGTGATCCGGCAGAGCAGTGGCCAGTGTACGGAAAAAACATTTTCCCTGCCGGTGATGCTCTACCGCGGAGTGTTCAGAGCCGGTGAAACCTACCACCCCGGCGATACGGTGACGTGGGGGGGCTCGCTGTGGCACTGCAACAGTATGACCGCCGATAAACCGGGGGATGCGCATGCATCTGGCTGGACGCTGGCTGCCAAACGGGGACGGGATGCTGGAGGCGGAAAATGACGGCATTACTGACACTGGAAGAGATCAAGGCACATCTGCGTGTCGACTATGACGCGGATGATGACATGCTGATGGACAAGGTTCGTCAGGCTACCGCCGTGCTGCTGGCCTACATTCAGGGCAGCCGGGATAAGGTGATTCGTGAGGACGGTGAGCTGATCCCGGGCGAGGCATTAACCCGGATGAAGGGGGCTGCCATGCGACTGACCGGGATGCTGTACCGGAATCCGGATCTTGCTGAGCGGGAAGACCTCGTGCAGGGGGAACTGCCGTTTTCTGTGTCCGTGCTGATTTACGATTTGCGTTGTCCGACGGTGTTATGAGGAGGGAGGAATGGCAATATCGTAAGCGACTCGTCAGAACCGTATTGATATTTACTGAGAGCTCAGATCAACTTTCCAGGGCAACAGATCGCGTACCCGGTTTGCCGG